TTTATACATTTAATCCTTTTGTATATACAGTTTTACCATTTATTTTACTTGCTGTCAATACCGATTTTCTATTTTTACCATCTTCATTATAAGATACATGAATCCACCCACTTCTAGGGTCGCCTGGTGTATAGAACTCTAAAATCAACTGGTCAAAATCTAAATTATTTTCTATCCACATAGCTACATCTGCATTAGATTCGTGTACACACTCAAGGTCAACAGCCTGACCTTTACAATGTTGTGATTTAGATGAACCACCTATCTTTGCATTTAACTCTGGACTTCTATATCCAGAGGTAATCATTGTTACACCAAACTGTTGTCTTATTGGTTGAACAACATTTGCAAATAATCTTTCTGCATTTGCTCTGTGTTCTGAACTCATTTCGTTATCTATTCCGTGTCGTGTTGCAGTTTGTGACTTGACATATTCTGCAACAGTAAAATTTGCACTTAATTTTTCACTCATTAAAATTCCTTTTTAATTTGACATTGACAATCTTTATCCCAACCAAATTGTATATTTGAACAACTTGACAAAAGAAGTGTTGTAATAATAAAAAACATTTTCATTAAATACAACTTCCCTCTGGATATGCACCATTTTCTTCTGGTGATTTTCCGTGTTTCAAATAATAATCTCTCGCTTTACGAATATTCGCACCGTGATGATTTGACATTTCACACCATTTTTTAATGTAATCGTTTTCTGGGTCAAGTCTTAATACTTCTTTCACTAATGTTTCTTGTATTCTCCAATCCCAAGCTTGTTTTGTACTTTGCATAATATATTACTCTCCTAGACCAAGTTTTGTTTTTTCTATTAAATATGAGCGAACAAAACCAGAACGAACAATATCACCTATTGTAAATTCTACTGTTTCAAATTCTTTCATTTGTTCTAATATTCTCATAAAATCTTGTAGTCCTTCCTTTTCACTCATCTTGGTCAAATCTGATTGAAAGAAATCACCACAAAATATAATTTTACTATCTTGACCAACTCTTGTAACAATCGTATCTAATTCGTGAAAGTTACAGTTCTGAGATTCGTCAACAATTACGACAGCATTATCTAATGTTATACCACGAAGATACGAAGTTGTCAAGAAGGTAACACTTCCTTGATTCTTTAATCTATCATATAACATACTAAATGCATTATCACTTGATTGTTCAAACATAAACTGAACCATATTATGATAAGGTACTTGATACAATGCAGACTTATCCTCTTCATCACCAGGCAGAAACCCCATATCTCTTGTAGGAACAACTGAACGAATAATGATAACATTTTCATACTTACTCTTTGGGTCTAATACTTGTTCTAGTGCAAGGTAAAGTGATATAAAAGTTTTGCCTGTTCCAGCTGCACCAAATAAAAACAAATTCTTATTCTCTTTTCTCCAGGCATTAAATGCTACCTTTTGATTATCTGTAATTGGTTTTACAGTAACTAAGTTATCTAATTTAATATCTTGTTTCTTACTCATAATTTTCCTCGTAATTGTTTCCTAAATTGTCAGTATATATTATTTTTTCTATATCACCACTAAACAAAGTGAAGTAATGATTTTGTGATATACCTATTGTTCCATCATATGAGAATATACCTTTACTTGTTTTAACAACAACAAAGTCAATATAATCTGCTGGTATTTCTGTTCTAGTTAATTGATTAAATTGTAGTCCAGAATAGTTTGGGTGATTAAATTGAATTTTCTTTTTATCAAAATGTAGTTTGTCATCAATAATATCTATTTTATCTCTTGGTACATCACTATTAACTATTGGTGTTGCAGAACAACCACCAGCTGCCCTGATAAACTTTCTGTTAACATATAAATTACCATCTATATCTTCTGCAACAACAGTTAAATGAGTGTATGCATTTACTCTTATATTAGTTTCTATGTATGGTAGTAAACCTACGAACTCAAATGTCGCACAACAAGGTGTTGGATTCTCATCTATTATTAAAGTAAATTTAATTAAGTCTTTTGACTTTGTTGTGATAACAATAGGAACATTTCCACTATCTATTGCACGATAAGGTGAATCAATAATTATGTCTTTAGTTTGTATAATCTTTTGAGAACCATACAAATTATTTTTTAACCATTCATTCCAACTATCTGAACAAACAGATAATGGAAACAGTAAAATGATAAGACTAAGGACTACGCTTTTTATGTTTATCATATGCTCTTTTTGCTTTTATTTTCCTAATTGATTTTTTACCATATCTTTCTGCAAGTGGGCTGGTAGGGTGTTTTTCTGCAATCTTACTAAACACCTCTCTCATACCAGAATCACCTTTTTCACTTTTAGTAACCCCACTAACCACATTCATATTTAAATAATCAGCAGATTCAATATTCGGATTATTTTTTAAATACTCTACTTTCTCATCGTAGGACATAAATTCATCAAAATATTTATCTTCTTGTTTGTTATAGAAATCGTATCTAGGCATCTTTACCTTCGTTAAAACCATATTCTTCAGTAAGTTCTGCTTTCAAATCATTCGCTCTTTCTTGAATATAATTTTTTGCAGTATGAACATAACCCATATCTTCTGGGCCATTATCTTCAATAAATTTATCTGCAATTCTTACTTCTTCAAGTAACCATAATAATTTATCAAGTTTAGTTGGTCTTTTCATTTTTAAATTCCCTTATTGTTTCGTTAAGTTCTTTTATTCTAATGTATAAATTTTGTATTTGTTTCTGCATTTGTGCAATCTCAAACTGATACAATTCATCTTTACCTAACCAGTTTTTTTTTAAATCTTCTCTTTGTTTTTTCACCTCTTTACTTTCTAAATATTCTAAATCACCTTTATTGATGTGTTCATTAATCATATCCCAATATCCTTTTCTTGAAACCATGATGGTACACTCCTATTTTTCCAAGTCGCAAATTTAGTCTTTTCTTTTATATAGTAGTTCTTATATGCAGCTAAAGGATTATTAGGTATTTTACAATATTCTGGCATACATTGAGGCATCTGTGTAATCTCTGGTGTCATATTAATATTTTGTGGTAACATATTTAAATATGGTATTCTATCTTCTACTGAATGTCTTTTACCATATCTATATGTAAACTCTTTTAATAAATGTTTTAATAAATGTAGTAACCAAGAATAATTACCTTTGGTTTCTCTACACCATATCGCAGATGGGTGTTTCGTATGACACGCTAACATTAGATTCTTATCCATAAAATCCACTGGGTGTTTCCACCTTTTTACATTTCTACCAGTTTTAGATTTACCGACAAATTCTTTTCCGTCAAGTAATCTATGTGCAGTTGATAATAGTTGTGCATACTCTACACACATTTTTACAGCGTGTTTATCACAATGTTCCAAAGATGCAATCTTTGGGTCTTCATTAATATAAAATATATTCACATTACCTCCTTCTATAAAAAATGTGTCTACCTATTTTTACTGTTTTTTCAAAATGTCTTGACCATTTTGGTTTAACATAGTCAGCGTGATAATACAACGCTCCGTCTGTAATGTCAAGTAGTGTTTTAAAATTTGTTGAAACCAAACCCTCTGCAAGTACATATAGTTGATTATATGTGTAGTGGTCTTTTATCTCATCTGATTTACCATCACAATACCAACTGAACTGACACATATGTTTGATAGGTTTTTTTAAACCTTTTTCTTTTAACCACCATTGTGATATTTTTGCATCTTCTATAACACCACAAATTGTGTTTGGATATATTTCACTTTTTACTCTATTTAAAACCACATTGGTTACACCTAGAACTCCAGCAGTTCCCTCATTACGAGCTTCAAAATACATATTCTTTGCAAGACAAGTTATTTCTTTTTTGTCAATATACCTATCGTATTTTGCAATTTCCATATATTGCATTTGTGGAATTCTCTCTGGTCTTGTAATACCAGTGATAACAATAAATGTTGCTAATACTGTTGTGAATACTTTAAAAAACACTCTGTACCCCTCATCTATATTTTTGAATTGTAGGGAACGGTCTGGTAATCCAACTTGTTCCCTAACAATTCTGGGTTTAGAACGAATCTTGGTCATCTTCCTTATTCATCATATAAGTGCCAAGGCTCATAAACCCAATTCCAGCGACTGCGAGGATGGAAAGAGTAGTGAGAGAGGCGTCACCATCAACAGCACCAGCCGCAAGAATACTGAATAATAATCCTAAAATCATATAAAACATAATATACCTATAAATTTAAATGTTAATAATTATTATAATACCATATTATTTTAATATGTCAACCCTATGCAGATTTTTTATAATCTTTATGATTGACATTTAAAAAATTGTCATCCCAATCAAATGCCTCTTGTACCACTTGTTTTGATAACCCCTTATATTTTTGATGTAATTTCTTATCTTTTGCAAGTATTAAAACTTCTGCCTCACCCTCTTGTAATCCCTCTAACATTTGGACAAACATAGTTTCACATTTAACTTGTTTTAATTTATCGTTTCCACCCTTTATAAAGTGAAATAGTTTACCAGCTTCTTGTTCTAACCTTGTATGTTCAGTTCCCTCTGGTGCATCATTTTTAATAAATGGTACATCACCCTCTGGTAATCTCCATACAATCTTAGGGTCAAAACTAGATTTCAAAACCATTTTCAATCCCTCACTTTGGTATTTTCTTAATACTTCTATTTTCTTACCTTTTACTTTTGCATTATTGACCATAGTTAATACTTCGTGTATTAAAGGTCTTACAACATCATATGCCATTAAAAATCTCCTAGTTTTTCAGTCAGTTCTTTTAGTCTGTGTTTCATAAAATAAGGTAATATTTTACTCTTATCGTTTTGGGTAATTTTATCTACCCACATATTATATATAAGTTCCCCCAACTCATTTGGTATACTGTCAAAGTCAATCAATGTTTTGTTTCTTTGATAGTTTCTTTTTATCTCACCCTCTGGAATACCATTCTCTTTCCA